TTCCTGCCTTCCGCATCGGGCACAGGTCCGAGTGATTTTGTAGGGGTTAGACGCATCGCAGGACCACGGCTCCCAGAAGAAACAGAGGATGGCTTTCCACATCGGGCACCTCCTGGACAAGATCACTCGGATGCAAGTTTGGTTTCAATTTCATCAAGGTAGGCTTGAGCCCGGTCGTGTCGGCAGTTGCAGGGCTTCCCCCAACCACTGCCACAATCGTCCTGGTGCCACATAGCAGACCGAATGAAGTCGATCTTTTCTTTTAGCGTCATGCGTCCTCCAGTGGACAGATCAGCCCAGCAGGGCTGTGGTTTTCTTGAGTTGGGATGAAACCTTCGGCCCCCGGCCACCGACCAACGAGGCGGGGCAAGCCTTCCTTAAATCAAGTTCGTCTAGGTGAGCCACATACCTTTGGGTGGTTGCGATGGTCGAATGGCCCAGCAACTTTTGAACGGCAACTAGGTTCCGGCAGTACATGTAGGTCGTGAAGGCGAAGGTGTGGCGCAATGCATGGGGACTGATGCGCTTCTTGATGCCGGCCATGTCTGCGAGGGCTTTGACGATCCTCCCCGCTGATTTCGTAGTCAACCGCCAAGAATCCCTGGCACCCATGGCCCGATCTTCGGACTGGAATAGCGGCCCACCATCCCCACGCTGGCGGAAGGATGCCTTGAGATAGGCGTCAACGGCCTGACCCACTTCCTTACGGACTGGGATCATGCGGTCCTTGGACCCCTTGCCCTGGCGAACGTGGATCATGGTCCCACCACCGGCATCCGTCCGGATGTCTTTGATGTCGATGGCTACCAGTTCGGCCACGCGAACCCCGGAACCCAGCGCAACGATGGCTAGGCAGTAGTCACGGGGGCCAGTCTGTTGTGCGGCCTTCAGGTATCGGACGATTTCCTCAGCCGAAAGGATTTCGTGGGGCGTGATGACATGAACCTTGGGAACCTTCAGGAGATAGTTGGCCTGGTCCATGGAGAGGTCATGGCCTCGCAAGGCCGCGCCCCATGCCAGGAATGACCGGACAGCGATGAGGGCTTGGGCGTGGGTTGCTACGCCTCGGAGGTCAGCCATCAGTTCGGAGCGGTAATTCATCAAGTGGATTGGCTGGAGGTCGCCCAACTTCTCCACGGCCATTGAATCAAAGGCGGCATTGAGGTGGCGTCGATATCCCCTTGCAGTCTTCTTGTTGGGGATCTGACTTGTCAGAAATGCCTCGATTACATCAGCCATGGCTGCATCGCGGCTAATCTGTGGCACGGCGCTATACGTAAGCGCTGGCACCGTTTCAAGGTTCTCAGCGATTTCATAAACGGGACACTTGATCATCGAACCCTCTTGTTTCATGTGCTGCTCCCACCATCGCGCCATGGCATCGGGGGGAATGGGGAAGGTCACGACGCCTTCCGTGCCTGGATTCGCGCTTCCATTTCGGCCAGCTTCCGGGCTCGGTTCATCTTCCGGGTCCGGTTCCGAGCGGCGATCACCACGGGGTCCAGATTCCGCGATACTGGCTTGGCCTGGACCTGCACACCGTCCTCAATCAACTCGTCGTGGTAGCCACACCAGCCGCTCTCCAGAGGAACCTTCGCACACCCCTTGGCGCGGCATCGAGTGGATGCCTTGACCGTTCTCCATCGTTCCCGCTCGGTCATGCCGCCTCCAGATCCGCCAGGCTGTGGAACACCGTCATGCCGGCCTCGACAGCGGCGGCGTGTTCCACCTGGCACCCTCGGGAGGATGCCCATTCGCCCGTCAGAAGCACGGCATCGCAGGACACCAGGTGGGACAGGCACTCCCGCATGGCCGGTACCCAGGCGTCCTCGACGGACAGAGCGAACGGTGGCAGGGCGATATGGGGCACCAGTGGGATGTGTCCGAGTCGCCGGACCTCCACGCCCACCTGTTCGGCGTGGAGGATATTGGCGATCACCTGGCGGGGATCGGCGGACGAATATGGCGAAGCGCAATACACGCGCATCAGAAGCGGTCCCGGAGCGCGGCCACGGTGGAATCGACTTCGGCCAGGAACTTCACGGCCTCCTGTTCTACTGTTTCGATGGCCTTGGCATCGGCGTGATGCCGCAGGATCATCCGGTCAAACCCTTCCGGCAGGCGGGGGTCATAGGCCATGAAGTCGATCCACTCACGGCCCGTCACGGCCAGGGCGAGGTTCAACTGGGGAAGGTGCTGCTCGGGAATCACCCCGGCCATGAGCCACTGGAGCATCGTGGTGGTCGTGGGACACTTCGCTTCCCACAGGCCATCCTCGCCCACCAGCCCGTCAGGGGAATACGCCAGCCGGTCAATGGTGGGGTGGATGATCAGGCCGGCGTGTTCCAGCGGGGTTCCATACTGGATGGCCGCGAATGGCTCGGTGGCCGTGCCCCATCGCATCGCATCGTTCACGAACTCAGCAGGGGCGGCTTTGCCGGTCAGCGTTTCCTGGACAAGCTGCCACAGGTAGGCCGTGCGCTTGGCGCTGGGTAGGCCCTTGGCGGTGACGTCCAGGACGTCCTTCATGCGAGATCCGGTCACTTTCCCGGCGCGGAGGGTCAGCCATTCGATATTGGCGACCCCATCGGCGTCATGCTGCGGGATGTCATAGACGGTGGCCCCATTGGGGAGCGTGTAGGTGGGGGTGGCGAGGTCGAGCATCAGAAACCGTCCGCGGTCGGGTCGAACGTGGCGTGGGCTTCCGTGATGGCCTGGTCGAAATATCCGTCAAGGATCTGGTTCACGCGGCCCTGGTACTCGCTATCGGCCAGGCGAAGGTGAAGCGGTGGGCAGTTCGCCACGATCTGGAGGCCGAGCGCGTCGAAGTCCTCCATGGACGCGAACGTCAGGTCATGGCTGACGCCGGCCATCTGCGTCATGAGGATCAGGAACGCCTTTAGGCGCTTCTTCGCTCCATCGCTGCCCGTCCCGAGCCATTCCAGGTATTCGGACCCGTCCAGGGCGGTGAACACGGCCAGGGCCTTGTCCTTACTGGTGATGTAGGCCAGTTTCGTGAGGGTGACGCGGTGCAGGCCGGCGGGGAGGCGCGGGGCGTTTTCGGTGCTGTTCGTGGTGTGGCTGAGGTCAAGAAATGCCATGGTGGTGGCTCCTATGCGGCTTTGGGCTTGCGGCCCTTGGTGGGGGTGGTGGGTTCGGTGACGGTCTGCGGGAAGTGGCTGGCGAGGTGCGCCAGGAAAGCGTCAGAACGGTTCTGGATCTGGTTGGCAAGCTGGACCCAGCAGGACGCCTGGAGCGTGTTGAACCCTTGCGCGGTGGGCGGAAGCCAACCCTTGCCGACCAGATAGGCGCGGAGCATGGCGTTTAATCCGGAGTGCTTAACCCCATTGGCGTTCACCCACTGGGTGAGTTCCTGCCACTGGTCCTGGGTGATGTGCTTCGGAGCCGGTTCCGGCGTGGGGTCCACGGATTCCACGAACGCCTCAGCCTGGGCACTCACGGGGGTCGACTCGGGTGGGGTCATCTGGCTGAATACCTCGCCCACGGTCTGCGGGGATGGCATCGGCTCGGGAATGCCACCACCGGACAGCCACTTGGCCAGTTCCCTGCCCGTCTGCTCAGTCAGAGGCTCCAGACGCCCGTCAAACAGCCGGGTCCGGTCCTTGCTGGTGATCGCGTTGTGTTTCATGTCCAGGTCGAAACTGACGGTAAGCTCGAACTCGAAGCCATCCCGCATCTGCGAACCCACGCCCAACTTCGTGACCTTCTTGGTGTCGGGGGCCATTTCGTGCTTTTCCTTGCCCCGGAGACAGGTCACAAGGTGGATGGGGGCGTTGCGGATCGCGGCGAGGAACGCCTCATGCTGCTTCGTGAAACTGGCCCAGTTCGTCCACTGGTTCCCGCCCCGAGCGTCGAGGGCTTCCTTGTCTTGAAGGATCTGCGTCCATTCGTGGCTGGCGCTGTCGATCACCAGGGCGTTGTATCCAGCGGCCACGGCGTCATCAATGCCCTTGAGGAACTTCGACACCTGGTAGGGCGGCGTCATGTCCAGCGTGTCGAAAGGGGTGAGATCGGCGTAGAGACTGGCGCTGCCGTTCTCCGTGTCCAGGAAGGCGATGCGCCCGGTGGGACCGACCAGACCCCTGGCGATGTGGAGCGCGGCTGTGGTTTTCCCCGACCCGGAGGGGCCGGAAATCCCGATCTTGAGGGGCACCTGTGCCCGTGTTGCGCGATGAAAAGCGTTCATTCTGGTTTCTCCGTGGTGTGGTGGTTGAGTTCTCTGAAGTGGTCCTCGTATGCGCCGGCATCCCATTCCTCATGCCCGCGGCCTTCTTCGTCCTCCCATTCGCCATTCATCCCGCCAACCCCTTGAGCAGCGGCACGAAGATCGGGTGAACCTGGGCCTTCTCGATCCGGTCGAACTCGGCTTCCGTTAGCGAGTCCATCAGGTCATCCACGGGTTCGGCGGCAACTGCGGCCATCGCGTTCTGTGCGTAGCGCCAGGCAGCCCACTCGAATAGAGCGCGGGTGATGGCCTTACTGATGAGGATGGCTTCCTCGATCTCGGCCGTGGTGGGCTGATCTGCCGTGAGGACCGCCAACTGGTGGACGAGGTCGGGGACCGTATCCATGGCGTGCTGTTCGGTGGTTCGGATCATGCGGTTCTCCTGTGGTGGTAGGCCTTCGGCGCCCGCCCTGCCCGGCGGTGCTTGAGGATGGTTGTGGTGGGACAATCGGAGGGTGTGTGGGAGGCTTCAGTAGGTCAACGCTTCACATGATAGCGTAGCGCTACTATTTCGCAAGGGTACTCTCGGAGAAATTCACACAAAAAAATGCACCGCCGAACGGTGCATAAAAATGGGCCGAGCGGTAATCTATTCTAAAATATAGGCACAGACAACTTTACCGTTCGGGCAAAGAAGCAAGGTCTCCTCGCGGAACCCGGTGTAGCCACCGTAGGCGTTCTTGGCGTTGCACTGGAAGGCGACCTCCCAGCCGTAATCCTTGCCGCCGCCATTGACCAATCCCCGATTCCAGCCGGCCCTGTTGACAACATGGGCTTCCTTGGTCTGGGCGCTGCCCGGGTCCTTGAGGCCTACGTGGTCTACCCAGTACTTCACGGCCTGGTCCACCTGGACCTGTGTCGGCTGCGGGCCACAGTCCACGCCGGCCGGAATGGAATAGGTCGAGGCGCACCCCACAAGGGCCACCAAGGCGGGGACGATCAGCATCTTCTTCATGCGCTCTCCCTTATGATTGTCTCGAGGACCTCAAGTGCCCAGTCGGCATCGCTATTTTTTGCCAGCAGGACCACCGGGATCACCGCCTGGAAGATCAGGGTGTAGGTGCGACTCTTCCCTAGAAGTATCTCTCCGTCCGTTGCCATGTTTTCGAGCAGGGATAGCGCGAACACGGTCAACGGTCCTGAAGATATCCTCGATGATGAACTGGCGTTGCTCATCAGTTAGGTCCTTTGTTAGGACCCCCTTGATCACCATGGAAGCGAAGAAGCGCTCCTCTGGCGTTTTTTCAGACAGGTCCTGGTCGGCATACATCCTACCAGGGTCGTCTATAAACTCACTCACGGAACACTTGAAAAGCCTAGAGGCTGTCTGCAGTGTGGCCAGGCTTGGAGGCCTTGCCCCAGACAACCAAAAGCGGAGGGTTCCATAGGAGGTGCCAAGGTCTTCCGCAACCTGTTCCTGGGTTTTCTTCGTCATAGCCTGGTACTCGCTCAGGCGGCGCTTGAAGTTTGAGAGCTGGGGCCAGGACATGGCTCCATTCTTGGTGATTGATAGTGTGCGACAAGTTGAGTACACCCCTTGACCTAATAGCGATACGCTATTAGTATTGTTCCCATGGGACTCAAGGACACTCTTCTGGCCTCCGGCCAAACCGTTGCCGAGGTGGCCGCCAGGGCCAAGACGCCCCCTGCCCACCTCTACAACATACTCAGCGGCAAGCGTCACCCGCGCCGTGGACTGGCGAAGCGCCTGCAGGTGGCAAGCAAAGGGGTGCTCCGCGCCGCCGTGCTGATGGGTCTCGAGGATCAAGACCCACCTCTGGACCGGGCCTCCTGATGGAATTCCACCACCTCTCCCGGCCCTCGGCGCAGCTGCCGCATCCGGCGCTCCAACCAGGGACGCAGGGCCAGGGGACCGGCAACCCGCAATTCATCCATCGTCATGAAGATGATCACCAGCACCACGCGCTGACTGCCCTCGGCTCCGTGGATCACCGCGCCCGGACCAGCTCCTACTGATCCGGGCGTTTCCCTTCTACCGGAATAATCCAAGGACTCTCCCATGAGTAAGAGTATCGCGGGCAGTGCGGCTCAAAACCAGATCCATAGTGTTGATCACCTCAAGTTAAAGTCGAAGGAGCGCCTCCGCTTCGAGACGAGCGAGGACCTGTGCGGCCACCACAAGAAGGAGGTGGCCTACCAGCTCCGCACCTCGGACGCCCAACTCAGCCGCTACCTGGGCGACGGCTACCCCGACGACCTGCCGGCCCACAAGGTGGCCTACCTGACACGCTGCGCGGGGCCCGGTTACATGCAGTGGCTGGCACGGGAGTGCGGCGGCGAGTACCACCACGGCGAGCATGCCGCCCACCCGCACGAGGCCATCGTGACCCTGTTGGGCCTGCTGGCGAAGCAGGAGGGCAACGCGCTCCAGCAGCTGCTGCAGGACCTCGATCACCTAACGGTGGCTGCCGACGTGCCGCCCCTCCGGCGCCTGGTGGCCCTGACGGAAGAGGTGATCGCGGACGTGGAAGGGGGTGTCCAGTGAACCCCGAGCAGAAGTTCGCCCTCCTTCGCACCCTGCACGAGGCCCGGAAGACCCGTGCCGCCGAGACCGAGGCCGCCCTCCTGAAGGAACTGGCGGCCCTCACCCAGGCCATCGACCAGATCCTCGCCCGGAACGGGGTGGCCGAGCCCGGGGCGGAGGTGACGCCATGATCTGCCCCGTCTGCAAGGGCAAGGGCTCCTACCGGGCCCCCTACTACTCCGAGTTCCACGGGCCCTCCATGGAGGATGTGCCCTGCGTCTGCATCAAGAAACGCTCGACCATGGCCGGCCTCTGGACCGCTGTCCTCTTCGTCGCCGCCATGGCCCTGGTGGCTTGGTGCGCGTCATGACCGGCGAGACGAACCTCCTCAAGGCCCTCCATGCCATCCAGGAAGCCGACGCCGCCCTGGTGACCCAGGAGCCGCGCATCGGTGATGCTGTGGCCCACCTGCGCACCGCCCGGCAAGCAATTCTGGCGGAGATGACCGAGCGACTGGTTGTGGATATGCCCCCGAACTCCATGGTTCTACCGAAGTGCATTGCTGATGCCATTCGGCGCGGAGAGGCCGGGAAATGAGCACACTCACACAGACCTTTCGCCGACCCATTTCCCCTTCCTTGCGCGCCCTCATCATTGAACGTGATGGAAGCCAGTGCTTAATTTGTGGCTCCTTCGGGCCACTCCATATTGACCACATCATCCCCGTCTCTAAGGGCGGCCACAACACACCCGACAATCTCAGGGTCCTATGCCAAAGGTGCAATCTCGAAAAGGGCGCCGACGACTTCCATCCAAGCGAGTTCGGGGCACCAGGAATTGATGAAGACTGGGGAGGAGAGGATCTTACCAACTCCATAATCTGCTGGAATGCGGGTTGGGAATGTGAGGTGATCCCGGGATCTAGGTTTGTTCCGGGCGATATTATTCTTGTCCCTTTTCCGGACAATTCAATCACGAGGCACGTCTTTACGTGGGGAGCAGGGAATCATTCTGTCGCCAGTGCTCCATTCTTTGAGCGGCGCGGCCTATTGTTCCAGAAATTCGTTGAGCTAACTGTGATATATGCGGTTCCCGCTGAGCGTGTAAACAAGGTTTTTATGCGATTGGCCGAGTACCGTGGTGGGCTCTCCCGGTGGGGATGGCCGAGCGATCTTCCTGATGCTCCAAAACGGGGTGATGAATGACCGCCGCCCCTCACCACCGTCCGAACCCCCTGGACCAGGCACTGCGCCTCCTGTCCCTGGGGTTCTCAGTCATTCCCCTCAAGGCCCGGGACAAGCGCCCCGCCCTGGCCTCATGGAAGCCCTACCAGGAGCACCGCGCCACCGTTGACGAGGTGCGCGAGTGGTTCGACGGCGGGGTGGACCTGAACATCGGCATCGTCACGGGCGCCATCTCCGAGCTGGTGGCGGTGGACGGCGACAGCCTGGACGCCGTGAACTGGCTCCAGGCGAACCACCCGAGCCCCATGCGCACCCGCACCGGCAAAGGGAAGCACTTCTTCTTCCGCCACCCGGGCGTCACCATCAAGAACAATGTGAAGCTAGGTGGCATGGCTCTGGACGTGCGCGGCGACGGCGGCTATGTCGTGGCGCCCGGCTCGATCCATCCGAACGGCGCGATGTACGAGGAGGAGGGCAACTGGGCACCCGGCGCCACCCTCCCCCTATTCCAACCGGCCTGGCTTGGGGCCCGGGTCACGCCCCTGCCCCGTGTGGCGCATGCTGACGGGGACAAGCGCGTGGTGGCCTACCTAGACGCCACACCGGGCGCCGTGGAAGGCCAGGGCGGCGACGTGCACACCTTCCGGGTGGCATGCAAACTGGTCCGCGGCTTCGACCTGGGCGACCAGCAGGCACTCGAATACCTCATGGCGTGGAATTCGAAGTGCGTGCCCCCCTGGTCTGAGTCTGACCTCCTCACCAAGGTCACCAGCGCCCGGGAGAACGGGTCCGAGCCCTTCGGCTACCTCCTCGAGGCCGAGCCTCTGCGCACGGCCTACACCCCACTGGCGCCCGCCCCCACCCTGGACGAGGGGGGCGAAGTCACCCTCCAGGACGTCCTCACTCACACCAAGAACGGGACGATCAAGAAGACCCCGGGCAACCTCGCCAAGATCCTCCGGCTCGACCCCGCCTGGGGACCGGCGCTGGCCATGAACGAGATGACCCAGGCTGTCATGTTCAACAAGAAGGACGTGACTGACGCTTTCATCGACTGGGCGCAGGAGCGGATCGAGGATCATCACGGGGTGGCCTTCGGCCGTGAGGAGATGGCCTCCAAGATCATGGCCCAAGCCATGGAGACCACCATCCACCCCGTCCGGGAGTGGCTGAAGGCCCTGCGTTGGGACGGGGAGGAGCGGATCCACCGGGTGGCCAAGGAGGTCCTCCTCGCCGAGAGCCCCCTGTCCACCCACTACCTGCGGTGCACGATGGTCGGCGCCTGCCGGCGCGTCCTGCGGCCCGGCACGAAGCTCGACACCCTTCCCGTCCTCGTTGGGAACCAGGGGCTCGGCAAGTCCACCTTCTGGCACACCCTCATCGGGGACCAGTGGTTTGGCGACAGCCCCCTGGACGTGGAATCCAAGGACGGCTTCATGGTTATGCACCGGAATTGGTGCACCGAGCTTGCCGAGCTGGACCACACCACCGGGACCAAGGCCATCGAGCGGGTGAAGTCCTTCCTCTCCTCTTCCGAGGATGTCTACCGCCCACCCTACGGTCGCACAGCCCTGGCCTTCAAGCGCTCGGGATTCCTGGTCGGCACGACAAACCAGGAATCCTTCCTTTTTGACCCCACAGGCTCCCGGCGCTTCTGGCCGATCAACTGCACGCAGATCGACCTGGACCTCCTCAGAGACTGGCGCGAGCAGCTCTGGGCCGAGGCTATGGACTTGGAGGCCCACAAGATTCCCCACTGGCTGGACCAGACCCGGGAGAACCTGCGGGCCAAGGATGCCACCCGGTTCGAGGCGGAGGACCCCTGGGAGGAGTTGATCCACCAGGCGGTGGAACTCATCGACAGCGCCGCCCGTCGAGCTACTCAGGAGCGACCGGCCGGCTACAGCCTGTCGGGCCTCCTCACTCACATGGGCATCCCGGCCGCGCAGCACACGAACGCCGCCGGCCAAAGGCTCGGGAAACTCCTTCGACGGAATGGGTGGACGAGACAACTCACTGGAGAAAGAAGGGTTGCGGTATGGATTCCTCCGCAGGAATGAGAGGGGTGAGAGGGGTGAGAGGGTGGTCTCCGAGAGGGGTTGGAAGTGCGCAGCTATGCCGTCTGAGAGGGGTGAGAGGCCGGAGGTCGATTTCCAATCCTCCCTTTTCTTCACTGTCTGTTTCTACGTCCTTTCTCTATATACCTCTCTCACCCCTCTCTCCTCTCTCTATCCCTTATCTCTCTAAGGAAATTTTCGGAGAGGGGTTTTCAAAACGAGAGGGGTTGGCCCCTCTCAACCGTGAGGTGTGCCCATGACTATCCCTTCCCCTGTCTGGGGCCTTGGTCTTTGCGCCCCCAAGCGCAAACGAAAGGCTCAACCCGAGAAGGCCGTTCAGCGAGCCATCCAGGACGCCTTCAGGTTGAAATTCAATATTGCCCTCGTCCATGTCGATTCCGGGGCCGCAGGGATGCGTCAGGGGCGTGCTGCGGGTCAGGGGGGCTACTCGTCCACCCCTGCAGGGTTCCCTGACCTCGTGGGGGTCGTTCCACCTTCTGGGCGTGCGATCTACATTGAGGTCAAGGCGCCTGGTGGCAAGCCCACGAATGCCCAGGTGTCCATGCTGGCGCTGCTGGTTGCCAAGGGTGCCATTGCATTCTGGGCTGACTCGGTGGTATCGGCGCTGGCTCAGTTTGAGGGACAAGTGGCGGCCTAATGGGACGTCACTCCAAGCTTACTCCCGAGCAGTGGGACGAAATTAAGCGGCGGGTGGTCGCTGGGGACTCCATGGGTGCGCTTGCGGCGGAGTTTGGCGTTTCTAAATCAAACATTTCTGGACGGTGTTCAGAAAAGAAAGAACGAATACGAACGGTTGCAAACAAACTAGTTGAAGCAAGTAAGGCGCTTGCGGCTCTTCCTGAATCGGAACGACCGCTCGCTGTGAGGCTGGCTGATGACCTGAAGTCCATCAGCCTGAACCTGACGCGGGCCGCTAAGGCGGGCTCTGACACGGCTGCCCAGTTGGCTGAGATCGCCAATGGGAAGGTGAAGCAGGCCCTGGGACAGGATGGCAAGGTCAACTCGGAGGTGCTGCGGGACATCGCCGCCATCACCGTGACGGCCAACCAGGCAGCACAGACGGGCACAGCCCTACTGGCTGCGAGTAAGGGCAAAGAAGCACTCCCTGAGACCCCAGAGGACGAGCCCGACTATTCCAACCTGTCCATGGAGGAACTGGACCACCTGGAGCGCTTGGAGACCAAGGCCCGGGGTATCACATGAACCGGTTGGACCGGATTCGCGCAGCCAAGGGGCGTCTGTCCCTCGCCGAGTTCGTCAAACAGTCCTGGCCCATCTACGAGCCCACTACACCCCTGGTCTGGAACTGGCACATCGACGTGATCTGTGACCATGTGCAGGCCCTCCTGGAGGATCGGCTGGTCAAGGACGGCCGGGTCATTCGGAACTTGATCATCAACGTGCCGCCCGGCTCCATGAAGTCCAGCATCCTGTCTGTGGCCGTGCCCGCCTGGATGTGGACGCGCAACCCGTCCTGGCGGGGCCTGTTCCTCTCTGGGAACGAGGGCGTGGCCATGCGGGACAGCATGAAGTGCCGCGACATCCTGGACAGCGACTGGTACCAGCGGCTGTTCAAGCCCTCCTGGGGGTGGTCCAAGGATCAGAATGCCAAGGGGCATTACCGGAACAGCCGGACGGGCTTCCGTAAGGCTCAGCCGGCCGGGTCGAAGATCACCGGGGACCGGGCGGACGACATGTTCGTGGATGACCCGAATGACGCCGCGGGCGGCAAGGCGGAGCGGGACCAGATCATCACCTGGTGGGATGACGCCGCATCGAACCGGCTCAACGACCTCACCACAGGGCACCGCTGCATCATCCAGCAGCGCCTGCATGAAGAGGACCTGACTGGCCATATCCTGGAGAAGGACAAGCAGGACTGGGCCTTCCTGATCGTCCGGCAGGAGTACGAGGCGCCCCAGCCTACCGACCCGGACTTCGTGCCCACGCCGTTGGGGTGGACGGACCCCCGCACGGTGGAGGGCGAGTTGTTCTTCCCCGCACGTTTTCCGCCTGACGTGGTGGCGGCCGAGAAGCGGATCAAGGGCAGCTCGGGTTATGCCGGCCAGCACCAGCAGCGCCCCTCGGCCAAGGAAGGCGAGATCTTCCGGCGGGGCTACGTCAAGTTCTATCGTGGCATCCCGAAGTTCACAGCCACCTTCCTGTCGGCGGACACCGCCTTCAAGGAAAAGGAAAGCGCGGACTTCAGTGTGATTCTGGCCGCGGGCCAGTGCGAGGAGGCGGGCCACGCCGGGCTCTACCTGTTGGACCGGTGGAAAGAGCAGGCGAGCTATCCCGACCTGAAGGTTAAGGCTCGGTTGATGGGCGACCGCTGGCGGCCGGACGTGTTCCTGATCGAGGACAAGGCATCCGGCCAGTCGCTCATCCAGGAGCTCACGAACGACACCCTATTGCCCGTGCGGGCGGTCAAGGCCGACACGGACAAGGTGTCGCGGGCGAACACCTGCGCGCCGTTCTGGGAGGCGGGGAATGTCTACCTGCCGGAAGGCGCCGAATGGGTGGACGACTTCCTGAATCACCTCTACGGCTTCCCGAAGATGGCCCACGACGATGACGTGGACGCCTTCACGCAGCTGGTGCGCTACATCGTGCTTGGCATGACCGCCCAGGGTTTTCTGGGTTGGCTTGAGGGAAAGGAGAAGGAATGCCAGACCGTCCAGACGACGAAACCCGTTTACTCAATTCAATTATGAGCGTGCCGGACCCGGAACAGGAGATCGACCTCCAGCCGGCCTTCACCACCATGCGGTCCGAGCGGGTCTACCACCTGGTGAACAAGTGGCAGGACGAGGGAATTGTCGAGTACGACAGGGTGTTCTATATCGTGCGTTTAGCCAAGTTAGGGCGTCTTATGAGGGAGCCGGAATGAAAATCATCCCCATCATCCACTGGCCCGCCTACCTCAAGGCGAGCGCGACGTTCTGCGCCATCGTGGCAGGGCACTGGAAGTGCGGGACGGTGAGGGTGATTCCATGAACTGCCCGCGCTGCAAGTGGCCCATGTTCTCTCTTGGTCCGAACCAGATCAGCAAGGATGCATTCCTATGTATTTATTGCGGGGACACGGCTTTTTTGCTGGATGTGCCCGCTGAGCCTGAGCCCACCGCCTTCCAGGGGTTCTCCCGGTATGAAGGTTGTTGTCGCCGGGAAGCCGGACTAAAACTGGGTGCCGCCGATGCCGAGTGGTTGCATGGTGTGGGGATCAAGCCATGAGCACACCTCAGCCACACCTCATTCCTCCCATGACCCACAAGGGGTTCGCCATCGGCGGCATGGTTTCCTATGACCTTCCGCCCTGCCGATACTTCCCTGTGAAGTTGTTCGAGCAGCGGAACCCGCGCTGCGCCTACTGCCAGACCCTCGTCGTCATCACTGCAGCCGTGCGCTGCCCGTCCTGTGGAGCGCCACGATGACTCGGCCCATCTCACACCTCGGCAAGTTAAATCGACACGGGCTCAAAAAAGCCAAGATATTTCTTCGTTGGCACAGGGGTCGAGGTGGGGTCGCGCCTTTGATCTGTCAACTTTTCGAAGCTGCACTTCGTGCCACAGGTAATCGGGTGCCACGATGACCGACGACATCCTCCAAATCCTCCAGCAGCTCTGCCCTGACCTGGACGTCGAGGCCTTCCTGCTTGTGGCGGGCGGGCGGCAGTGGTACGTCCCGACCGTGCACAGCTACCGGCGGGTGCGGCGCTACAAAGCGATCATCCAGGACCGGAGGACGGATGCGCATGCGCTGGCGAAGGATTACCATGTAAGCGTCTGCACGGTCTACCGGGTATGGCGGTCGGGGGCGGCATGAGTTCGGAGACCATCAAGAAGGACCCGGTTGGGGATAAGTTGACGGCTGACCATCTTCGGCGTCTCGCCGACCGTGTGGAAGCCGGCGAAATGGAGTGGGACATATCATTCGGTGGCAACGATTACCCTATGCACACCATCAAATTGATCCCAAGGGCCTTTTTAATCTCTGAGCAGCAATCCCTATAAAGTTTTGTCACAGTTTGAAGGTAATGACACAAGGTGAACCCAACGCTGGTCATGGAGGTATTCCATGGCCACTGTCCCGATGGTTTCCGTTGTCCTTGGTGAAGCGTTCACCGGCCCCAGCGGAACGACCTACGTCCCCAACGCCTTCGGCATCATCAACGTGAACCCCGCTGATGTGCCCTTTGCCATCCAGGCCGGCGCCGTCTTCGCCTACCTGCAGGAGGCGACCATTCCGGCCCCGACCACGGCCGCCGCGGGCACGACCCAGGGCAACGCGGGTGCTCTGCCCGCCCTCGCTGGCAACATCTACCCCGTCAGCGGCGCGTCTGGCACGAACGGTGTGGTGTTGGCTGCGGCTGACGCCATCGTGGGCCGACAGATCCTGATCACCAACCCGGTGGCCCAGGCCCTGCTGATCTACCCGCCTGCTGGTGGCTCCGCAACCATCAATGCGGGCGCGGCCAATGCCGCCTACACCACAGCGTCCGCCAAGGGCGCCCTGCTCACCTGCATCGTGGCTGGCGCGAACAGCCAGTGGTGCGCCCTTTAGGTCTGCTTCCACGAGAGGTAGACCATGGCCGACTTCGCGCAAGCCCTACCCTGGGTCCTCAACCATGAGGTGATCGGGTGGCCTGTCGGTGTTTCCGACGTCGCCGCGGGGATGGCGCATGTTCAGGCGTTGGGCAAGGAACACTTCTGGTTCACGGATGACCCCGATGACGCGGGCGGGGCCACGGCCTGGGGGCTGACGCTCTACTTGGCGAAGGCCTACGGAATCGGCACGGTTGATGACTTGAAGGCGATCAGCGATGAGAAGCTGGCCCAGGTCTACCGTGCCGCCTTTTGGCGCTTCGACGCGCTGGATCAGCGGGTGGCCACCAAGCTGCTCGACTTGGCGGTGAACGAGGGGCTGCATCCGGCTATCCACCTCGTCCAGGCGGTGCTCTACGGCCTCGGCGTGGAGATCACCCAGGACGGCGCCTGGGGCCCGAACACCCAGACAGCCATCCTGGCCTCCAGCCCCACGGCCATCCTGGACGGCCTGGTTGAGGAGGCCTGCGACTACTACCAGACCCGCGTGGTGAATCGGCCCCAGAGCGCGAAGTTCCTGGCGGGCTGGCTCATCCGGGCTAAAGCCTTGCCCCCTGTCGAGCCTGCGGGCTCACCTGCCCCCGGCGCTGGCGTTGCTGCCGAGCTTACCCCCAGCGCGGACGGGGGCTCCAGTCCGGCTGTGGCGATCACACCCGATGAAGGAGGGGCTGACTAATGACGCTCACGCTCGCCATGGCCAACCGCCAGGCCCTCCTGAACGACTACAACGCGCTCTGGGGCGCCGCCTCGCAGCTGGCCATCTTCTCCGGCACGGCGCCGACCAATGCGGACACCGCCTTCAGCGGCAACGCCATCATCGCAGCCAACCCGTTCAGCTCTACGGCGTTCGGCACGGCCACTGCGGCCACCCCCTCGGTCATCACGGCCAACTCGATCACCCAACAGAACGTCTACGCCACGGCGACGGCCACCTTCTTCCGGTCCTATGCCCAGGGCACCAGCGGCATCAGCGGGTCGTCCTTCGTGGTGGGCAACGTCTACATGGTGCAGGCGCCGGGTTCGTCCACCCTGGCGAATTACCAGAGTATCGGACTGAGCGCTGGGATCACATCCCTGGCCGCCGGCCAGATGTTCATCGCCACGGGCACGACCCTTACAGGCAGCGGCACGGCCTACCTGATGAACACGATGGAGCAGGGCACGGTCGGCACGTCAGGCGCCGACCTCAACCTGAACACCACCTCCTTGGTGGCGGGCGGCCCGCTGTCGATCACCTCGTTCACGCGGCAGATGTAGCCATGGCTCGATTCTCCCTGGGGTTCTCCACGCCAGCCGCCGCAGCCTCTGCGGCCTACGCGAACCTCATCACGGCATCGACCGAGCGGGCCTATGTTCGTGAGATCGGGCTATTCCTCAACGCCGCCACGGCCTCCAGCATCGGCCTGATCCGGCCGGCGACGGTAGGCACGGCGACATCCCCTGTGGCCGGGCAGCCGGTGGACGCCGCTGACGCCGCCGCCACTGCGACCGTGGGAACGGCCTGGTCGGCGGCTGGCACGGTCGGGTCGAACTACCTCCGCAAGATCACGCTCCCCGCCGCCATCGGCAACGGAATCATCTGGACCTTCGGCGAGCGCGACCTGGTGGTGCCCGTGTCCTCGTGCCTGTTCCTGTGGAACTACGGCGGCAGCGCCGGTTCCGTGTTGAACGGCTACATCGTGTGGGATGAGTGATGGGCGCCAAACTTTGGCAGCAAAGCCCTAACCAGAATGTCCCGCCGATTCAGGCGGGGCAGACGTTCTCGGTGACTTTCGGGCAGAACATCCAACAGTCGGGGATTACTGGCACATCATCCGGGACCCTGGGCATCGTCACGGCAGACCTGGACACAGGAGAACTTGGTGAGGCTGGGGCCTCTTCTGCCCCGCTGGCTGTCACCGGAGCCAGTTCGGGCTCCTTCATCACACCGCTATCCGGGTCGAGCTCGGCGCTGGTCTCCCTCCTGGGGCTCGCCGCTGGGGTCCTGGTCGCCATCGGCCTATCCTCGGCTCAGGTCGCCATCCTCTCGGTCGCCACCGGGGCACAGGGTGAAGTGGGCAGCGGTTCGGGCACCCTGGCGTTCATCCCTGCTGGCACGGGCGCCCAAGGTGCGACCGGAACCGGGACAGATACCCTCGCTCTGGCTGGGTCCGCCTCTGGCAACTACGGCGCGACATCGTTCTCCGGAAGCTCTGCAGACGCCCTGGCGGTGTCCGGCGCCTCGTCTGGCGTGGTCACCCTCCAGGGAACAAGCGCCGATGCACTGGCCATCTCAGGGTCGGCTACTGGGACGCTAAAGACGGCAGGCTCCAGTTCGGGCGCCTTGGCCCTTGCACCTACCGGCACGGGCACCTTCACCCAGTCTTTCAACGGCTCCAGCTCGGACAGCCTCGCCATTCTGGCCACCGGAACAGGTGCGCATGGCGTCAAGGGCACGGGTTCCGACCTGCTGGCCTTCGGCGGGACCTCCGCTGGATCGTTCGCCGCGCCGATCAGCGGGACCAGCTCCGCGGCGTTGACGTTCACCGGGTCGGGTTCTGGTGGGGGTCTGGCAGCCATCACGGGCACCAGCGGCGGTCTGCTCGTCGTCAACGGTGGCGCCACCGGGACCTACGTCAACACGCCCGGCCAGGCCGGGCTCGTGGTTTCCAAGCCCACCAATTTCGTCACCGTCCTGCCGCCCACCCCGGGCTGGCTCGTATGAGGGAGGTGCCTGATGTCCTTTGACTGGAAGTCCATCGTCAAGACCGTCGCACCGATGCTCGGCACGGCGCTCGGCGGGCCCTTCGGTGGCATCGCCGGAGCCGCCATCGCCAAGGCCCTGGGCACTCCCGACGCCAACCCCGACACCCTCAGCGCCGCCATCCAGAACGCCACGCCTGACCAGCTCGTCGCCATCAAGAAGATCGAGGATGACTTCGCCGCCCAGATGGCCCAGATGGGCTTCGCCGACACCGAGGCCCTGGAGAAGATCGCCGCCGACGACCGCGACAGCGCCCGAAAGCGGGAGATCGCCGTCAAGGACAAGACCCCCGCCGCCGGGTTTTACATCATCACCGTCGGGTTCTTTGTGCTCCTGGTGGCAATGATGTTCCTCCCCATCCCCGAAGCGAACAAGGCCGTCCTCTACGTGATGGTCGGCTCCCTGGGCACGGCCTGGGTTGGCTGTACGAACTACTACTACGGCAAGTCCAGCACTGATCCCGTCAAGGATCACATGCTCTACAACTCCACGCCCACGGAGGCCAAGTGACTCCTGGGGAATGGATCAGCGTCTGCTCGGTCTCTCTCGGGGCCTGTGGCTTGCTCTATTCGTCCCACCGGGACCTGAAGCACACGATCCAATCCCTGTTCATCGAGCGGTTAGAGCGAATCGAGGAAGAGGACAAGCTGCGGGACGAGTGGATCCAGGACGTCCAGAACAAGGCCGATGATGTCACCGGGAAGATAAAGATCGTTGAGTTCAGGCTCGACATGGTTGAGAAGAACTGCGGCGTCCGGCATGACCAGCACGGCTTCCCAGGCGGGGCGCTCTGATGGCCACCCCCCTCCTCTCCGGCACCCTGGGCGATGGCCGCGTGGTGGACGTCTCCACCATGACCCCGGCGAAGCCCCAGCCCGCCTCCCTGGTCTCCCGCGCTGCCGCCCTGGCCCGCTGGGTCTGGGATGGCACCGCCCCGGCTGAGCAGTTCTTCGGTCCCGGCACGCCCATGGTCCCCGTCGCCCCCGAAGAGGTGGCGGGCCGGATGCGGGACTACCCCCTCACGGCGAACATGCAGTGGGCGCCCCGCTCGGAGGAGATGACCCCGTTCCAGGAGCTCTACAGCCTGGCGGACATCCACGACCTGACCCGGCTCTGCATCGAGACGCGCAAGGACCAGATGGCCGGCCAGGAGTGGACCATCCGGCTCCGCAGGGCGCCCGGCGGTAAGAAGTTCGGGGATGTGCAGGAGGACCTGGTCAAGTTCTTCCAGTCGCCCGACAAGCGTGAGCCCTGGGAGCAGTGGCAGGGGCGGCTGCTCGAGGATCACTTCGTCGGGGACTGCGCCACGGCCTACGTTCGCCGCGACCTGAAGGGCGATGTGTGGGGCTTCGAGCCGATCCACGGCGGCACCATCACGCTCCGCCTGGACCCCTGGGGCCGGGTGCCGATGCTGGGTGAGGCCTACACCCAGATCATCAAGGGGATGCCCGCGGTGGGCTACACCCGGGACCAGTTGATCTATGCCCCGCGGCGCCCCAGGAACCACAAGGGCTACGGCCTGTCTTGCGTCGAGCAGATCATCATCACGGTCAACCTCTGCCTGCGCCGCCAGTTCCACCAGCTCGCCTGGTACACGGACGGCTCGGCGCCCGACCTGATCATCGGCGTCCCCAAGGAGTGGAACTCCAAGGAGATCATCAAGCTCGAGGCCCACTGGGAGAGCCTGTTCCGCGGCAACAGCCAGCAGCGCCGCGGGCGGCCCCTGCTGATCCCCGGTGGGAACGAGTGCAAGTTCGAGAACACGAAGAAGGACCCGCTCAAGGACGAGTTCGATGAGTGGCTGGCTCGCGTGGTCTGCTACGCCTTCAGCCTGCCGCCCACCCCGTTCGTCAAGATGATGAACCGTGGCACCGCGGAGACCGCCCAGGAGACCGCTCAGAAGGAGGGCCTGGTCCCCCTGAAGAAGTGGTGGAAGTCCATCGTGGACGACATGCTCGTCCGGATGGGCCGCCCGGAGTGCGAGTTCGCCTGGACTGACCAGGAGGCGCTTGATCCGCTGGTTCGGGCCCAGGTCAACAACATCAACCTCGCCAACGGCACGGTGAAGCGCAACGAGGTCCGCGACAGCCTGGGGCTGGACGCGCTCCCCGACGACGCCATCCCGACCCTGCCCGAGGCCCAGGCTCTGGCTGCCCTGGTGACGGCTGGGATCCTGGATGCAGCTGCCGCCGCCGAGAAGCTGGGCCTCCCCAAGCCCACGCCGCCCACGCCGAAGCCGGACCCCCTTTCCCCGCCCCCCGGAGCCGCCTCCGACCCCCAAGGCCAGGCCCAGCCTGCGTCCACTGATAAGCAGCCCCCCGCGGCGGGGAAACCTAAGCAACCGGCCCTCTCCCAGTCCTCGGGGCGCTCAGCCGAGAAGATGGCCAAGAACCGGAAGGCTCTGCCCAGCCGCAACCGGGAAGACCTGCTCCGGATGGAGGCTTCCTACACCCTGAAGGCGGCCAAGGAACTGGACCGGATCCGCAAGGCAGCCATCTCCCGGGTTCGGGCTACCGAACACAAGCTGGCGAAGGCCCCCGGCGAACCCATCGCCAACATCGTCACCGACGAGGACTTCAACCGCTTCCGGGCGCTCCTGCAGGCTCAGGCCCTGGACCTCTACCAGGGCGGGGCGGCGGCAGCCGGTCAGACCCTGAACGCCACGGACGCCATGCTCAAGCTGGCGAACGAGCGGGGCATCGCCTGGGCCGAAGCCCACGCCGCCGAGCAGATCGTGGGGATCAGCCAGACCACCAAGGACGGTGTGCGGGAGCTAGTCGAGCAGGCCATGACCGAGGGCTGGTCCAACAACCGCCTGGCCGACGCCTTGGACGAGGCCTACGAGTTCAGCCCCGACCGGGCCGAGGTAATTTCCCGCACCGAATCTGCCATGGCTGATCTCAAGGGGAACATGGAGATCAGCAAGGAGGCCGGCGTCGAGCGGGTCCAGTGGCTCACGGCCGAGGCGGATGCCTGCGACCAGTGCGACGACCTGGACGGGAAGGAGGCCCCGGTAGACGGCGCCTTCGATGACGGCACCCCCGCGGATGACGTGGCCCACCCGAATTGCCGGTGTGACCGAATTGCAGTCCTTCCTGAAGAAAGCGAGGAGTAAATGGCCCAAGCAGATGATGGCTTCCTTCGAGTCTGGCACCGTGGCATGGGCCCGGGCGCCGGCGTGCCCCAGCCCAAGGCTGTGGGCGCCCCTCTAACCGCGATTGGCGTGTCTTCCTGGGCGAAGATCACGGACGCGCCCAACGCCTACTTCGCCCAGCTCACCGGCACGTCCGGGGCGGTGACTGCCACCTGTCACTTCGAGTTCGGGGACGACATCCCGGGCCTGCCGATGGGCAACCAGAACGCCGTCGCTCCGGCTGGCATGGGGACGGCCATCAGCCTCACTGGCACGGGCGCCGGTGTAGCCGCCGCAGGTCCCCCGGCCTCCAGCGCCTTGGTTGGCCTCGGAATGTTCGGCGCGGACGCCTCAGTGAGCCCCTTGGTGCCCTGGAAGTACGTCCGCCTGAACGTAACGGCCATCTCCGGCACCGGGGCCCAGGTGGCTGGCTTCCAGACGATGGGTGGCGCCTGATGCCGCTACCGGTCATCACCTCCGCCACCTCCTCCTGCGTCTACGAGATGTGCGAGCAGAGCGGACACGCCGTCTGCAAGACGTTCGCGGCCTACTACGCCCGGCTCTGCGGGGCGGCCCAGGCGGCGGTGACCAACCCCAGCGGCGACAACCTGGCGGCGCTCCAGGACGTCCTGAACGAGAACGAAGCGCTCCACTACGACTGAGGAAACCATGCCACGAGGTATTCAAGTTCCAGTGACTATCGGCTTCGACCGCCACAAGGCCATCGGCATGCTGCGGGTGGATGCCGACTCCCTGCCCGCTGAGGGAAACTTCGTGTTCTCCGTGCGGGGGAGGGTCACGCCCCGGGGTGGGGTCAAGAAGTTCGAGCTGGAGGAGGTCTCCGTTCTGTCGGACTCGGACTTCCAAAAGGTCCTGGATTCCAAGAAGAAAGGAGGCAAGTGATGCCAGACGCCGTCACCTACAAGGCGCTCAAGGAGGCGGGCAGCGCTGCGGCCTTGGCTAAGGCCCGCTTCAACATGTTCGCCACCTTCACCAAGGCCGAGGAGCAGGACGACGGCTCGATCATCGTGTCCGGCCTCTGCTCCAGTGAGACCAAGGACAGCGACGGCGAGGTCATCCTGGCCAGCGCCATCAAGGCCGCCATCCCGGAATACATGCAGTGGGCGAACGTGCGCGAGATGCACAGCAATATCGCCGCCGGGAAGGCCCTGTCGATCCACGTCAACGACGCCGGGGAGACCGAGTTCGAGGCCCGCATCATCAACTCCGAGACCGTCAAGAAGGTCAAGGAGGGGGTACTCCAGGGCTTCAGCATCGGCGGGCGCAAGGTCAAGTACGATCCCACCGACCGGCACATCATCACCGGGATCAGCCTCTCCGAGGTTTCCGTGGTGGACCGGCCCGCCAACCCGGACTGCCGGTTCCAGATCGCCAAGTTCGACGGCACCGAGGCCCAGAAGTCCATGTTCACCGTGGGCAGCCTGGCCCAGATGCTCCAGGAGATCGGCTGGATGTGCCAGTCCCTCCAGGCCGAGGCCGAGATGGAGGGCGACAACTCCACCATGCCCGCGAAGCTGCGCGAGTGGCTGTCCATGGGCGTCGAGGTGTTCGGCGAGCTCACCGAGGAGGAGACCCAGGAGCTCATGGTCTCCGCCGCGGGGCCAGAAGGAATGCCCCTGCGCGGGGCTGAAAGCAAGGCTGCCAAGGCCTTGAAAGCCCACCTGCTCAAGCGATGGGAATCCCACCCACACGGCCAACCGGCCGTCTTATTGGAGGCCGACATGGCCGATGAACTCAAGAAAGCGGCCAAGGACGACGTTTCCAAGGCCTGGAAGGACCTGGAGGATGCCCACAAGGCGCACAAGGATGCCTCCGACGCGGTGAAGTCCCTTAAGGACGACGCCAGCAAGGACGACTGCAGCAAGGCGATGAAGGACGTCGAAGCGGCCCACAAAGCCCACAAGGACGCCTGCGATGCCCACAAGAACGCCTGCGGCAAGGCCGTGAAGGCGATCCTGGGCAGCGTCAAGGACGACGCCAGCAAGGATGACAGCTCGAAGGCCGAGGAGATCGGCAACCTGCGGAAGTCCGTGGCCGACCAGGGCGCCGCCCTGGCTGAGCTCAAGGAACTGCTCACCAAGGCGCTGTCGGCCCCCGCCGCTTCCCCCCTGGAGCTCGCCCTGGCCAAGGCGCAGGGCAAGGAAAACCTGCTCCCCGGCTCCGAGCCCAGCACGGAGGAGCTCGACCCCAAGGACCCACTCTACGACATGAAGAAGGCCATGAGGACGCCTCTGCAGTAATAGCCCTTCCCACCCCTCCTTTCGGAGAAAGACAATGGATCTCACCTACGAAACCCTGGACCTGCTTCGGTCCATCCGCAAGAACGACACGGGCGGCCGTGGCGACCTGCTCGCCAAGTCCGGCATCAGCCAGTCCACTGGCCTGGTCTTCTACGACCTGCAGGTCCCGTCCGAGAAGGCCATCCCCCTCATCACCCCCCTGCGGCTGAAGATCCCCCGCCGCCCGGGCCGTGGTGACACGTCCCACCGCTGGAAGGCGATCACCGCGCTGGATCTGACGACCACCGCGGAAGTGGGTGAAGGCCATCGCGGGGCGGCCATCAACACGACCGTCACCCCCTTGTCCGCCGCCTACGCCGGGATCGGCCTTGAGAACCCGGTGACCTGGGAAGCGCGGTACGCCTCCCAGAACTTCGAGGACGTGCGCGCCACTGCCATGCAGCTGGCCGTCTACGACCTCCAGCAGAAGGAAGAGTGGCAGCTCATCGGCGGGATGCAGACCCAGGGCCTCGGCCAGTGCGGGACTGTGACCCTCGCCAACAGCTCCACCGGCACCGTCGCCTCCGGGACCTACTACGTCCAGGTCGTGCCGATGACCCTGTTCGGCTACAAGAACATCGGCGCCGCCGCCTCCGCCATCACCCCCCAGGTCGCCAGCCGGTCCAACACAGACGGCACGACCGACACCATCAACATGGGCTACGGCATCGCCTCGGCCTCCCAGACCGTGGTCATGTCCGACTCGGTGCACGCCATCACCGCCACCTGGGCCTCCGTCCCCGGCGCCGTGGCCTACGCCGTCTACGCGGGCCTCTCTGGCGCGATCAAGTTCCAGACCGTCGTGACCGCCCCCACCTGGACCACCACCACGACCCCGCTGACCACCGGCCAGAACATCACCGCCTGGACCAGCACGAACGACTACAGCTTCAACAACCAGACCCAGCAGGGCTGCACCGTCAACAGCTACAGCGGCCTCCTGAACTACGCCGCCGCCTACGCCAGCAACGGGATGTATTTCTACGACGCCGCGGGCACCAGCTTCACGTCCGACGGTGAGGGCGGGGTCACCCAGATCACCAACATGCTGGTCAGCATGTTCAACAACTACAAGCTCGGACCCACGGACCTCTGGGTGAACGCCACCCAGGGCATCCAGATCCGCAACCTCTGCTCCGCCAACGGCAGCCAGCCCCTGGTGCGCATGGTAGGCGACGGCTCTCTCGACAGCAAGAAGTTCGTCGCGGGCTACCAGATCCCCGACCTGCTCAACCCGTTCCCCACGGTGGAGCAGTCCATTGCCGTCCACGTCCACCCCGACATCCCCGCCGGCACGGTGCTCGCCACCTCCAGCCGCCTGCCCTACCAGGTCCAGCAGCTGCAGGACGGCCCCATCGTGGTCCGCGAGCGGCAGCCCTACTACGGCATCGAATGGCCGCAGTACAAGCGCTTGCATGAGATGGGCATCTACTGCGACGCCAACCTCGAGCTGCACTTCGCTCCTGCGTTCGGCATCATCCAGGGCCTCGTTTAGACCCTGGTCTGTGAAGAAGGGAGGACAGCATGGCAGCGAACGATATGGCGGCTCTGGCGGACGTGAAAACGTACCTGAACGAGACGACCAGCAACAGCGACGCCATGTTGTCCGCCCTGATCACGTCAGTTTCCACCATGATCCAGGACTTCACGGACAACCCGATCCTGTCGGCCACCTACGACTGGTTCTTCTCGGGTTGGGGCAGCAAGACCGTGGTGGTGCCCTACGGCCCCGCCACCATCAACTCCGTGAACATCGACGGCATCAGCATCCCGCTGGTGACGCCTGGATCGAACCCATACCCGCTCTACGGCTACACCTTCGACCCCCTGCGCCAGGAGATTCGCCTGGCCGGGTGCCACTTCACCAAGGGGGAGCAGAACTGCGAAGTGAACTACACCGCAGGCTACGCCAACATCGCCGCGATCCCGATGGACCTGCAGTATGCCGTCTGGGCCCTGGTGGGTTGGATCTTTCGCAACCGGAACCGGCAGGGCAAGTCCTCCGAGTCCGTCGGCGGGCGCATGACGGCGGCCTACTTGGCCACCTGGGCGCCTGCGGACGTGGTTCTGATCCTGGAGCACTACACCCGGAGGAATGTCGGATGATCGCTGCCGAACTGGTGGGTGCCGAGCGTGTTCTCTCCTTCATGGAGCGGCTGCCCGAGCAGTCCAAGGACAGCATGAAGCGGGCCATTCTCCGGCTGGCAGTCATGCTCCAGAACTACGTCAAGGACAGCGAACTCACTGGCCAGGCCCTGCACGTCCGCACCGGCCGGCTGCGGCGGTCTATCACCGCCAAGGCCACCGAGGAAGGCACCACCTACGCCGGGATCGTGGGGACCAACGTCGTCTACGCCCGGATCAATGAGTTCGGCGGGCAGACCAGGCCCCATGAGATCCGCCCGGTTCGGGCACGGGCTCTCCTGTTCGCCAGGGGTGGCTTCATCGGCCCCATGGAGAGCATGAGGACCCAGGGCGGGCGATACGCCAAGGGTAAGAAGGCGGCCATCTCTCGCGCCATCGGCGATGGCTCTATGCAGTTCGCCCGGGTCGTCCGTCACCCCGGCTCCAAGATCCCCGAGCGGTCCTTCCTCCGTTCCGCCCTGGCGGCCCTCACCCCTGAGATCCGAGCCGGGATCGAAGCGGCGCTGAAGGAGGCCATCCGATGAGCCTCACCTACACCGCCGAAGGCATCGCCTCCGCCCTGTTCTCCCAGCTTCAGACCATCTCCGGCCTGAAGTATTCCAGCCGGGTCCTCAAGACCATCGGCGAATGCTCCTCTGAGGACATGCCCGCCCTGTTCCAGACCATGGGGGACCACACCCCCATCAACGACGCCAGCGGCCTGCCCACGGGGTGGAAGTACGAATACATCATCTACTGCTACCTGCACAACAGCGACGCCCAGGCTGTCCCGCCCATCGCCCCCTCCACGGTGCTCAACACCTTCCTGGAGGCCATCAAGGCGGCCCTCCTGCCCACCGTGACCGCAGGCCCGCCGGGCTTCCCTGGCACGGTCCAGGTCCTGGGGGACACCTCCGGGCGGATCCGCCATGCCTGGATCTCCGGGCCGGTCTGGTCCGACGAGGGTCTGCTGGGCGACTCGCTGTTCCTGATCTTCCCCGTCGAAGTCGAAGTCCGCTAAAGGAGGCCCTATGGCCGAAGAAACCGAACCTGCAACCCCGGCCCCGGAGCCCACCCTGGTGGAACGTCTCGAGGCTGACGTCGAAGAGGTGAAGGCGGCCGTCGAGGCCGTGCCTGCCGAGGCTGACGCCAAGGTCGCCCAGATCCACGCCCACTTCGACGCCTTCAGGGAGGAGGTGCGGGCCAACGTCTCCGCGCTGATCCCCACCGTCGCCCACAACACGCTCATGTCCTTCGTGGAGTCCCTCCGCGCCAAGGTCCTGAGTCTTCTGTAGGAGCCCATCATGGGCCAGATTGTCAATTTCGGCGTGGGGTTCCTCACCGCCATCGTGGGCTCCCAGCCTATCCCCATCGGCGTCCTCAAGGACGTCAGCATCGACCTGTCCTACACCATGAAGTCCCTGACGGGGCAGAGCCAGTTCCCGCTCGACATCGCCCGGGGAGAGGGCAAGCTGACCGGCAAGGCCACCTTCGCCACCGTCAACAGCCTGCTCCTGGCCCAGCTCACCAGCGGCGCCACCACGGCGGCCGGCAACGTTCAGGGTATCTATCTGGAAGGCCCCGCCACCCCGAGCAGCAACACCATCACCGCCGTCCACGGCGCCACCTTCAAGACCGACCTCGGCGTCTGGGACAGCACCGCCCAGAAGTGGCTGACCTGGGTCGCTTCCGGCCCCGTGACGGGGCAGTATTCGGTGGTCACCTCCACCGGCGTCTACACCTTCGCGGCGGCGGACGCCACCCACCTGATGGCCCTCTGCTACTCGTGGACCGTCGCGTCCACCGGCGTCACCGTCAGCCTGGCCAACCAGCTGATGGGCACGAACACCTACTTCCAGCTCGCCCTGTTCGAGAACTACAGCACCAGCCCCATCGGCGGCCAGATGGGCATCATGCTGCCCAACGTGGTGCTCTCCAAGATGAGCCTGGGCTTCAAGAACTCGGACTTCACCAGCGACGCCGTGGACTTCGAGGCCTGCCAGAACCTGGCCGGCCAGATTTACTACGCCTACACCAGCGTCTAGGAGCCTTCATGGCCACCTTCAAGATCAACGTCAACGGCTCCGAGGTCGTCCTGCCGCCCCTCACCTACGGGGCGGTCAAGGCGAACAAGGAGATCATCGACCGCTTCGAGACCAAGGACCTCGGTTACGACGACCGGATCGCGGCAGCCGCCGCCTTCCTCTCGCTGTCGGCCCCCGGCACCGACTTCGACGCGGCGGTTCCCCTCGACATCCTGAACGCCTCCCGGGATGTCCATGCCGCGACGTTCTTCAGCCCGGAAGGGTTCGCCCCAGTTCAGCAAGTTCCGAACCCCTGAACTGGGGCCGACTCTCCGGTCTCATCGTCACGACCACGGGGTGGACCATGCGCGAGCTGGACGCCACGCCCTGGCCTGAAGTGGCGGACCTGCTCGCCTACTGGTCCCAGAACCCGCCGCTCCACCTGATGGTCAAGGCCTACCTCGGGTTCAAGCCCAAGCGGGATGACGAAATGATCACGCCCACCCAGATGATGCAGCAGCTCCAGGGATAGTGATGAGCGACCAAGAGGTCCAAGTCAAGATCAGCGCCGACGTCCAGAGTCTCCTCCAGGGGATGAAGGACGCCCAGGAACATGTCGCCAATGCCACGGAGGGCATGAAGGGCGACCTGGGGGCGCTGGTCGAGTCCTTCGAGAAGCTGGGCCCTGCTGCGCTGGCGATGGGGGCGGTCGGCATCGCCATGGAAGGCCTCAAGGAAGGGGCCGCCTCTGTCATGGAGGCGGTGAAGTCCACGGACGAGCTGGCCCGGTCGTTCGAGACGTTGCACATGCGCACGGGTGCCTCCTACGAGGACCTCACCGTCTACAAGAACGCCATGGTGCTCTCTGGCGGGTCCATGGAGGACTTCAGCGCCCTCCTGACTGGCCTATCCCGGAAGATGGCCCAGAACAGCGACATCTACATCGCCAACGGCATCGCCGCGGATAAGGCCGCGCTCCAGCATCAGGATCTGATGACCACCCTGGCCAAGTCGGTCCAGGTGATCGCGGCCGTCGAGGACCCGGGCCGGCGGGCGGAACTGGCCATCTCCCTTCTGGGCGGCCGGGCCCAGGCCATGCTGCCCCAGATCATGCGCATGAACGAGGTGATCGAGAAGGATGGCGTGGAGGGCCTCAAGAAGCTCGGCGCCACCATTGACGATGCGGCCGTGAACAAGATGAAGGCCCTGGAACACGCCACTGGAGAATTGAAACTACAGATCGAGGCCGTGGATCAGAAGATGGCCGAGTCAGGGCGGGGGTTCGCCACCTGGGGGCTCCAGGCTTCGCTTGCATGGAAACAGCTCGTGGACGCCGCAACCTCGTCCAATTCCATTCTGAGGATGATCCCTGGCGTCACAGAACTCCTTGCTGCCGGCGGCCAGGGCAGCCATGCCCCGGCTCTGACCACGAAGGAGGGCGGGGCCCCGGCTTTCAGCGCGGGCGGATCCGCCCCCAAGGTCGGCCAGACCCAGCAGGAACTCGATGCCGCCAAGGCCGCCGCCGCCCAGCGGATCCAACTGGCCCAGATGTCCGCCCAGGAGGAACTGAAGGCCAAGATCGATTCCATCAACGCCCAGGTGGCTGCGGACAAGCACCTGGTGGACATGGATGCACTGGACTATGACGAGATGATCTCCAACGCCAAGGCCGCGGCACTGGAGACCTGGGAGGCCCAGCAGGAGACCGGGAACAAGGAGATCGCCCTGGCGCAGGGCAACGCCGTGCAGATCGCCACCATCCGGGCGCGGATGGCCGACGAGGAGCGGGCCTACCAGAAGACCGTCCAGGGACTGGACGACCAAGCCGAGAAGCACTGGCTGGAAGGTATCCAGGCGGAAGAAAAAGAAGATCGGAGACAAGAGCAGAGCCGGATAGCGATCAACATCGAGATCCAAAAGGACATCGAGAAGAACCAGAAGAAGCGGCTCGAAGGCGAGATGAGGATCCTAGACCAGATGACCAGCGGCTGGGACGGGGCCATCCAGAAGATGCTCCACGGCCAGATGAGCCTGAAGGATGGGGTGATCGGGGCTGCACGACAGATGGAGAACCAGGTCGAGAAGTCCATCATCAACATGGGCCTGCAGTGGGGAAAGTACTTCATCCTGCAGCAGATCGAGGGCGACAAGGCCCACATGACCCAGGTCATGACCAACGCCAAGAGCGCCGCGGCTGCCGCCTGGAACGCCACGGTCGGTATCCCCTTCATCGGGCCGGTGCTGGCCCCGGTTGCCGCCGCGGCTTCCTTCGCGGGTGTCATGGCCTTTGCCGAGGGCGGATGGGACCGGGTGCCCTCTGACCAAGTGGCGATGATCCACAAGAACGAGATGGTGCTCCCGGCGAACATCGCCAACCCGCTGCGTGAAAGCCTGGCTGGTGGCGGGAATCTTGGCGGCGGCAACCACATCCATATCCACGCCATGGACAGCCAGTCCTTCACCCAGGCGCTGAAGAACAACACCGGCGGCCTGATGGAAGTCCTAGGCGGCGTCATGCGCAACGGACGACGATCATGACCGCCATCTTCCCCGCCCTCCCAGGCATCGGCATCGCGGTGAAGCGCACGCCGGTCTTCTCGACGCTGGTCCAGACGAGCATCAGCGGGAAGGAGACCCGGGCGGCCTTCCAGTCCATCCCGCGCTGGAAATACTCGATCCCTCTCAATTTCGCCCGAATGACCGGCTTCAGCCCGAACACGGCCACGAACGAGATGGCGACCATCCTCTCGTCCTTCATGACGGCGATGGGGCAGCTCAACTACTTCGACTTCACGGACCCGTACAGCAACATGCAACTCGGCATCACCCCCATTGCCGCGGGCACTGGCCTCGCGGGGCAGACCACACAGCTCCTGGACATCGAGGGGTACCCCATCTATGACCTGAACGGGACGCCCAGCCTCTACGTGAACGGCACGCTTAAGACTGTGACGACCGACTACACCGTCAGCAACGGCCTGGTCACCTGGGTCACCAACCCGGGGAATGGGCTGGCCATCACCTGGGCCGGAGGCTACTACCGGCGTTGCCGCTTCGACATGGACGAGTTCGAGCTCGAGCAGATCGTCAACCTGTGCTGGGGCAACGGCACCATCAAGCTAATCAGCCTCAAATGAGAGCCGCGTCTGGATCTCTCATCTCCGCACTGGCCAACAACGCCGTGTTCCTCGTGGCGAATTGCTACACGATCACGCTTTCGGCGGCCATGGGTGGCACGGTCTACCGCTGGACCAGCTGCGACCAGAGCCTCACGGTGGGCGGCCGGACCTTCACCTGCCAGGACGACCAGTCCACATCCCAGCCCGGCATCAAGCGCGGCCCGATCCGACACGCCCGCGGCAAAGAAGTCCAGACCTGCGAGATCACCCTGACCTCTGGCCAGACGGTCCTGCTCGGTGGTGTGAGCCTGCCGCTGTTCGCGCACAACGGCGGGTTCG